GCTCTTCCGATCTAAGAAGGCCCTCAAAGGCCTCGAACCCGATGACTATACAACACGTGGCGAAGAAGGTGAAAACCGCGCCGTAACAACGCGAGCCAGAGAAGACGGCAAGACGTTTAGTGACAAGCTCTGGATGAGAGACGTGTGGCTACCTGACGAAAGCCTTCTGTTGACTTATGGAATAAGAAACAAGCGGGTCTTCAATGTGGTTGAATGGACTGGGCCCGAACGTGGGCCTTACTACAAGCTCGGCTTTACGGCTGTGCCTGATAGCCTTCTTCCATTACCTCCCGTGGGACTCTGGCGCGATTTACATGAACTTGGGAATGCGTTGTTTCGTAAACTCGATAACCAGGCTGTCGGTCAAAAAGCTGTCATGGGCTTCCCTGGCGGCAATGAGGAAGCTGCTACGAACTTCAAGAACGCCAAAGACCAAGACGGAATCACTTTTCCGGCTGGCGGAAAGCCGGAGCTACTCGCGACACCCGGCGTCGACCAGAAGACGCTCGCGTTCTTCATGCAGGTCCAGCAGCTTAGTAGCTACGTGGCCGGCAACCTGGACAGCCTTGGTGGTCTTGCGCCGCAAACTTCAACAGTTGGGCAGGATAAGCTCATCAGTGAAGCGTCTGGTGCGCAATTGCGAGACATGAGTGCCAAGGTGATTGCCGTGGCGCGTGATGTGTTCAAGGCCTTGGCTTATTACGAGTGGAACGACCCTGTTAAACGAAGGACTCTTGAGAAACCGATTCCTGGTATACCCGACACGACAATTCCAGTCGAGTTTTCTAAGAGATCAAAGAAGGGAGGATTCAGCTCGTACAACTTAGACATTGACGTCTACTCATTACAAGACGATAGTCCGACACTGAGACTTCAGAAATTGATGGCGTTTGTTGAGCGACTCGTGCTTCCGCTTGCTCCATTGATTGAGCAGGTAGGGGGAAGTATCGACGTGCAGGCCATCTTACGGAAGGCGGCGGAGTATGCTGATTTGCCTGACGCCTCAGACATCGTCACTTTTATGGATCAGCCGCCAGTCGCTGGTGCGGGTCCCCAGGCCTCCAGGAAGCCGGCGAACACGACAAGAACCTATGAAAGGGCTGGAAGGCCTGGGGCTACGCCCCGCAGCGCTAATCAGAACATGCAGCAGCTACTGATGGGCGGCAACCCTGGGGGGGACCCTGCTGCTCAGTAGCCGTTCATTGCTTTTTTGGCTGACTTGAACGTTAGTTAGAATAGGGAGATGGCTATTTATTGTTTTACGACCGATGACGGAGCTACCGCAGAGCGTCAGTTTCCGATGGGCAAGGCCCCAAAGTCGATTTTGATTGATGGCCATCACGCCTTTCGCGACTTCCAGGCCGAGAACTCCCCTAAAGTGGCGGGTCGGGGTTGGCCAATGGAGCCGTGTGTTGCGTCTGGTGTTAATGCCGCCCAGGCCGGGGAGCTCCGAAAGTTCTTCAAGGACCAGGGCGTACCAACAGACGTAACTACTGACGGCGACCCGGTTTACACCAGCCCAGGTCATCGCAAACAGGCACTGAAACTACGCGGCATACACGACAAATCGGGCTATTACTAACCACCCATTGGAAGAGAGACCCATGCCATTAGACGAAAAAGCGTTCACAGAAGAGATTGACATTTTTATCACCGAGGCCGATGAAGAAGCCAAGGAGCTCGTGTCGACTGCTGCGGAAAACGAAGAGGTCACTGATGATTTGTCGAGCGAAGCTGAACAAGAAGATGAAGCCGACGGACACGAGATTTTTGACGAAAAGACAGACTACGGAAGTCCTGGTGCTGAAACACACGAAGATGGAGCTGTCGGGGATACTAGTGAAGCTCAAGGAAATGAACAGGAAGAATCCGCCGCACCAGCCATAAGTGACTATGCGATGTCGCGTGCTGCCAGCATTGGGATCTCTCCGGAGCATGCCAATGAATTCTCGTCTGGCGAGGCGCTGCTTGCCGAGGTGCGCTACCTAGAGGATCGGGCAGCGGCCCCATTGCCACCGATACAGAAACAAGTTCAAGAGCCAGAAGGCGTGCCGCAGCCGGTCGACCCATTTGCGGACCTGCCACCGCTTGACCCGGAAGAATGGGAACCAAAAGCCATCGCGATGTTTGACGGCTTGAAGGACGCAATGCGGAGTGCCCTGCAAAAACAGCAGGATGAAATGACGTCGTTCCGTGAGGCTCAGGCCGCCAGTGAAGCGGCAAGTAATGAAGCCGCCGGTCGCGAGGTTACGCAGTGGTTCGATTCTGAAGTCAATAAACTACCATTCGATAAAGCCCTGGGGTCGGGCGGTCACGGCGATCAGGCCCCGGGAAGTTTGCAACTTGCGAAACGTACTGCGCTTGCAGATCAATGTGCCGTATTGTTTGCTGGATATCAAGCATCCGGGCAACCAACGCCGACGCGCGAAGAAATTTTCCGCACATCGGCAAGACTCGTTTTTGCAGACGAGTATCAGTCACTACATGAAAGTGAAGTGTCGTCTGGTCTGAAAAAGCAGGCCGGCCAGCACATCAATCGTGCAAGTGGAAAGAAAACCAAATCAACACAATCTCCGGAGGACGAGACTGCTGCACTTTTGGATGAGGTGTATTCAAAGTAGCCAGTAACCACCGGGGTCAACACGAAAGAACAATACTATGGCAGGAATTGCCTATGCAGACGTGCCTGATGCCGCAAGGCTCACGCAGGAAAACCTTATTAAGCGAGGCTCCTTCGTTGATATGGCGACCGACCTAACCGACCACGTCGCCGTGCGCGAAATGTGGAAGGGCAAGAAAAAGAAGTTCGACGGCGGCGACGACTGGCGATTTTTCGCCCAGGTCGACCACAACCACAGCGCAAAGGCCGTTGGTCTCTATGAGACGGACGGTTCAGCGATCAATGAGACGACGATCCAGCTCGAAGTCCAGCCTCGCCACGTTAATGCCCATTACGTCTTCGACGTTCGTGAGAAGGCATTTCAAATGGGCGGCCATAAGATTGTCGATCTCATTCAAACGAAGTACATTGGGATGATGACGAGCTTCTATGAGAAGCTGGAGTCCTATCTGTGGGGTAAGCCTGTGGACTCGTCCGATGAGCGAACGCCGTACGGGATCGAGTATTGGGTGACGAAGGGTGCAACCGAGTCGGATTTTGCAGACTTTACTGGTCTTGATCCGACCGGGTTCTCAGCAGGTCGTGCTGGCAAGTCATCCACGGACTACCCTCGGTGGGCCAACTTTGCGTCTCCGTACCTGCTCGTTGAAAAGAATGATCTGGTACGTAAGATGCGAAATGGTCATCGACTAACCGCCTTCCGTTCGCCGATTTCCCACGCCAATCCCGACTTGGGTGCGATGAAGAATGGAATCTACACGAACAACTCTGTGCTCGGAACGATGGAAGAAATTCTCGAAGATCAGAACATGAATCTCGGGAACGATATGGACAGTAAGGGTGGTCGGACGATGTTCAAGGGTACGCCCATCACTTATGCGCCGTACTTGAACCTCGATACCGAAAATCCAGTTTACATGCTGGATTGGAAGTGGCTTGCGATCGGTTGCTTGTCTGGCTGGGAAAACAATCTGACCGCACCGTATATGGTTGCTGACAAGCATAACGTTCGTCGGGTTGACCTTGACGCCACTCTGCAAATGGTATGTACAGATCTCCGCCGTCAGAGTGTATTCCACGTAGCCTCCTAACCGGCCGTCGGGCCGCAGAGTGAGTAGAGTTCACAACAAGAAAACGACAACTGAAAAGGTCAAGAGATAATGAGAAGTCATGCAACTAATGCTCCGCTGGCGGTAGCACCTGGATTCAAGACCGTAGTCTGGTACTCCAGTAACGCTGCACTGCTTGAGGGTCAAGCAGTCTGTTACAACTGGAATTATGCGACGACTCCAATTCCAGTGACGGACCCCAGCGGTCGACGCTTCACTGAAGTCGAAACCCCCACCACCCTCAACGCTCAGTATTTTGCCGGTGTGGCCGCGTGTAATTATGCGGCCGTCTCTGGTGGACAGCTCATCGAAATCTACCTCCCTGGATCTGTGTGTAACATCCTCTCCGGTGTCAGCACGACAATCGGGGTTGGGCTTCTGACGTTCGACGTGACGGCTGCCTATGTCGGGCAGTTCCGTTATTCAGGACTTGCCGGTGAAGGCTCGGCCATTCCGGTGCAGACGACCACGTTCGATACCAACCCGCACAAGGTTCTTGCGAAGCTTCAGACTGGTCCGGCGTCCGGCGGAGTGGAGGTTGTGCCGCTCGTGAACAATGACGCGATTGGTACCTTGATGATCGGCGGAACCACGCTGGTTACCGGATCGACCATCTCTGGGGGCAATTGCACGTATGTCCTGGCTGATGGCACGCAAACTGGCCTTCGTAAGAAGTTCGGTGTCATTACGGCTGCTATCACCACGAGTGATCTCGTCATTACGGTTTCCAGCGGAGCGACAGACGACGTTGATGACGTCAGTCTCGACACCATCACGTTCAACAACTCCGTCGGGCCGGATGATATCATTGCTCTCTCGTGGGACGGGGCATGGATGATTCAGGGTAAGTCTGAGGACGAGCCCACGACGGCCGGATCGTAATTCGACGCCGGCATCCAGGGTTTACCCAGGGGGCCGGGTGCAAGTGACGGGCAGGCTTTGCCTCTCTTCAGCCTGCCCGTCACATTTTCGATAGTGAGGACAAACATTTGGCCGAATCGTCACTGAGTATTGGCCTCCCGGAGTTGATCCAAGAGGTTGGATTCTTCCTGGACTATGGACGCACTGGACATTCGGACGCCCAGCTTGCGGAGATAATGTCTGTTATTCAATCAGGCGTCCGTCGTGTCTACTATCCACTAGCAACAAGCGGGACTGGAGCGCCTGGTCATGAGTGGTCTTGGCTGCGGCCAACTACTACACTCACTCTGACACAGGCGATTGATGGAGCATTGACTCGTGGCAGCTTCACGGCTGGCGACTCAATTACGCAAACCACTACATTGGCAAGAGCGACTTATGTGAGCGACGACGGGTCCGAGTTGATTCTGTACGGTGTTTCCGGTGTAGCCGACGGAACGAATACGTGGTATCCAACCGATGACGACGATGACTCGGTGAATGCCTGGACGCCTACTGAGATCGCGGACACGTCGAAGTATGACTTGCCGGATGACCTTGGCCGCGTTGTCGGCTCGATCCATTTTCCGACGAACGAATACCGTCGTTCTGTGACGATCGTTCCGATCGGAGCTCTCCTGGAAATGCGGGCCAGGAATGCCTATACCGCTTACCCAGTGTACGCGGCAATCCGCTACAAAGCGTCCGACGGATCAGGTGGACAGCGGCAAGAGATCCTTTTCTTTCCGCAGCCGGACCAGAACTGGACGATGCTCTATGAGTATGAAGCCTATAACGGTGCATTGTCAGACAGCTATCCGTACCCGCTTGGTGGAATGCAGCTTGCGGAACTTTACATTGAGTCGTGTCTTGCCGTTGCTGAGTCGCGGCTCAATGATGAGATTGGCCTCCATACGGCGCAGTACCAGGCCCTACTCATCGATGCAATTGCCCGTGACCGAAAACACGACGCTCGCTCTTATGGACCGATGGGGCATGTTGAGGACACGCACGATCGTAGGCACCGTTATGGGGCCGCATACACAAACCTTCCAATCGTCATTGAC